GATGCACAGCGTATTAATAATGGTAGTAATTGATGATTGAATTTATCGTTGGTCTTTTTTTTGGATACGCTCTTAGTGGAGCTGATTTAGGAGAGCCAGTACCTTCTCAAATAATCACTTATTCTGATAGTGGTAGAGTAGTTAAGATCTACAAAACAAGTGCTTTTGATTATAGATATTATCCTAATTCTTATGAAGTTAGATGGAATTCAAATAATCATAATTACTTTGAGACTAGATATCAACCACCTAGAGTATATTCTAAAAGCGTGGTAATAAAGAGAAAACCTAAAAAGCCTAGTGGTGAATTTAGAAGAAAAAAGGGTGGAGGAAAAGGTAAAAAGAAGTGAATGGTGGGAATATTATTCCAATATTAATTATTTTTGCAATATTCGGATACCTAATGTACTCAATAAATAAAACAAGATGAAACAAGGAATTAGTACAGATAGTCAAATACATATAAGTGTAGCTTTATTAATTAAAGCCGCTATTTTAATTACTATTGTAGTAGGGAGCTGGTATCAAGCGCAGATGAAGTTTGCAAGCATAGAGAGAACATTAGAAGATTTACATTCAGAGGTGATTGTTTTAACCTCTAAAGTTGCAGGTATGGAAAAAGAGCATATCGAAGAATTAGAGACACAAAAAGTGGCTCTTGAGGAAGAAAACAAAACTCTAATGCAAAGATTAGGGTTAAAAAGAAAATAGGGAGATACAATGGCTAAAAAAGAAAAAGAAAAGTCAGTAGTAAAAATAGATGATAAAGATTATGATATTGAATCTTTATCTGACGAGCAAAAAGCAATGGTCAACCACGTAGTAGATTTAGATAGAAAGCTTCAATCAGCTGAATTTAATCTAATACAATTAAGGTTTGGAAGGCAGGCGTTTGTAGACGCTTTAAAAGCTTCTTTAGAAAAAGAAGGTGAAGAGAAGCAAGACCAGTAGAATAATGGATAAAGCCATAGTCTCGGCTATGTTTGTTGAATCTATTATTATTGCTTTTAGCGTAAAGGAAGATATGTATTTTCCAGTAGCTCTTGGAGCTCTGGTTGTAATCGGGTTGAGAGCAACTAAGAAAGTATTAGATGATTGAAACATATGCCGAGTATGGCGCTATAGGTGTTATTGTATCTCTATTTGTTTTTATGATAATGAACTTAATAAAAAGTCAAAAATTACAAAATGAAGACTTGGATCAAATTAGGCAGGCGATTGCAAAGTCTGAGACTAAGATGGCCAATGTTGAGTCTATTGTTTTAAAAATGTTAGACAGATGGAATAAATCTGATGACACTAGTCAAAGACATAGAGAAGATATAGTCCGCGAATTAAATGACGTGACAGATGATTTAGCCTATTTAAAAGGTAGAATCAACGGCAAGGCATGATGAGCGTGAGCGACTACAGAAATGAGACCACTGCAAAGCTTGTCAAATTAGACGAGAGGCAAATAAGTATTTTTAAAACTTTACAAAGAATTGAAAAACATTTAGAGAAGTTAAATGGACAAACAAGTAGAAATAGCGATGCTATCATTATGTTTAAAACATGGGGCTCAGCAGCTCTCTTGATTGTTCCTATTGTAGTAACATTAATAATGAGGTTAATACCATGATTGATTGGATTCAAAGTAATTGGATGAGTGTTGTAGGTACTGTCGCTGTAATTGGCGGAGGTATGTACATACCATTCGTGAGAGGGTTAGTTTTAACTGGCTTTAAGACAATGATTAGTGAAAAAGTTGTTAAAAAAATTGCTATTCAAATAGTTGAAAAGCTTGTTAAATCAAGTAAAAATAAATTAGATGATGTTTGGTTTGCTGAATTTAAAAAGAAGGTAGATAATGCCTAACTTTAGCAGAAAAAGTAAATTAAAACTATATAGTTGTGATGAAAGATTAGTGGAACTTTTTAATGAAGTTGTAAAGAATTTTGATTGCACAATTATTGAAGGACACAGAGGTCAGAGGGCTCAAGATGAAGCATATAATAGAGGAAATAGCAAAGTTAAGTTTCCGAATGGTAAGCATAATAAAAGTCCCAGTATTGCTGTTGATGTTGCTCCTTATCCTGTTGACTGGGATGATAGGGATAGGTTTCATTACTTTGGCGGCTACGTTCTTGGAATTGCTGAAAAGATGGGACTCAACATAAGATGGGGCGGAGATTGGAACCAAGATACAAAGACCAAAGATAATAAATTTGATGATTTAGTACATTTTGAAATAAAGGAATAATGCCTAAACAATTTAAAACATATACACGCTTTGAAGGTGGTTTAAATACTAAGACCAATGCTCGCTCTATCCAAGATAACGAACTAGCACAAGCTGATGGTGTAGTTGTAGATGAATTTGGGTCAGTAAAGTCTTGTGGTTATGCTAATACAGATACAACAAACTATACCTCTACTGCTGTAGACGCTCAGCAACCTGGGTACGGATTATTTCAAGCTAGAATGGATTATACTGGAGTTAGCGGTTCTGGAACAAATGCTTCTACTATAAAAACATTTGTAGCTGATACAGATGCTACTTCTGATACTAGAATAGATATTGCTGATGGTAGTGGTGCTTTTTCAGAAGCAGTAGACTTAGGTAGCGCTGCAAACGGAAAGGTAATATATGATTTAGCTGATGGTGTAGTAAGGATTTGTGATACAAATTGCCCTTCAGGTAATAGTGTTAAATGGTTTGGTTATGTTAATAAAAAACTATGGTATGGGACAAGCGGAACCCAGCTCAATGTGGGTGGAGGTAGCGCTCAAACTATAAATCAATGGGTGGTTTCTGATGCTCCTCCAGCTCAGCCTTTCGCAGGAACAGCCGCAACTGGATTAGTTAGTGCTGTTATTGGAATTGATGACACTCTTGAGGGTGTAGCTAGTGGAACTGCGGTAACAATATCAGGCTCAACTGCGATAACAGATTCAGGCAATACAGCTGGAACGGATACTCAGTTAGATACTGGTCTATATGTTCTTATAAGCGGCCCAGATAGCGATACAGTAGGAATTGTATCTAGAACAGACAACACTACATTAGTAATAGATTCCTCAAAAACTTGGAATGCTGCTGGCTCTGATACAAAGCTATACATATTTCCAGATGCTGGCTTAGGTTTTAATTTACAATCAGTTGCTAGCGGTAGTACAGGTAGTATCGCAGCTGGTACATATGAATTTGCTCAAACATTTATTTATGATGGAAATCAAGAATCTTTACCCACTAAAATGACTGGATTGACAACTGTATCTGCTACTAATAGCTTAGCATTAGATATAGCAGCTTCACATGGTTACGACAATAGAATAACTGGAGGAAGAATATATTGTAGGGATTCTTCGTCAAAGGGAGAGTGGAAACTTTTAGTTGATATAGACTTAACTTATGGATGTAGGTCTGCTTTAGATGCTAGCTATACTGGGTGGACAACTATATATAGCGAAGCATCTTATTTGTATTCTCAAGTAATCGTAAAGACTATAGGTGTTGATACTTATAGTTCTTTAAATGGGTATGACCCAGGTCTCTCTACCATATCAATAGGAAGCGCTGGAGAGGGTTATAAAACTAGCGTTGTATCTAATAGAAGAAAATTTGTAGCTAATGTAAAATCTATTAATGAGAAAGGGCAAACAGTTCTTCAGTCAGATAGATTAATGTATAGCGAGATAAATAAATTTGATACATTTCCAGTTCTAAATTTTATAGATATCGGTGTTAATGATGGAGAAGATTTTGTAAAAATAGAAGCTTATGCTGATAGATTATTTGCGTTTAAAAATAAAACTTTATATGTAATTAATATTGGCGGAGGCTCTGATACGCAATGGTTCTTAGAATCAGAACATAAAAATATGGGAGTTGAGTTTCACGCAGCTGTTGTAAAAACAGATTTTGGAATTGCATGGGTAAATAAAAATGGTTTATTCTTTTATGATGGATCGCAAATAAGAAATTTGCAAACTAAAATTTTAGAATCAGAGTGGACAGATTTTGTAAACGATGATACTATGATTGGATATGAGCCAAAAAATAAACATTTAGTAATTGTTAGAGATGCTGATAATGAATCTGGTGATAATGGGGATTCATATATTTATAGCTTTATAAGTAATTCATTTACATTTGTTGTAGATTTATTTGTTGACAATAATAAAAGCAATCTAATAACAGATGCTCACGGCAATATGATAGCTAAAACTTCAACAAATCTAATGGATTCTTATGATGGTAATTCCGATTCTCATGCTTTATTTGACATAAAGTTGAAAGATGATGACTTTGGTTTACCTAATGTAGTAAAGAAGATTTATGGTATAACTGTAGAATATGCTAGTGGAGCAACTAATACTGATGGTGTTAAGTATTTTTATACAAATGAAAGTGGTACAAAGCAAGGAACTGCTAATGCTGGTGATTTAGCTAGTACAAGCAATGATTTAGATGTAAATAGAATTACATTTGGAACACCATTACTAGCATCTTCATTTCAAGTACAATTAGATTTAAATGGAAGTAGTGTACAAAAAATAAATAGCGTTGGTGTAGAGTATAGACCGTTACGTAAAAGGGTTACATAATGGCTATTGACAGAGAAAAAAGATTTTTATATAACTCTAAAGGAGTTAAAAGAAATTTACAATTAGGATACCCGTCAAATAATTCTGGTAATGACGGAGAAGAAAGAATCGTAAAGACACCAGATGGTAAGCTTAGGCTTTACAGAAAAGAATTAGGTGCGTGGCACTATTTAGAATTTACAAGGAGTTAAGATGACTTTAGCAGAAATATTAGCAGGTGCAAGAGCTGGTCAAGCAGTAGGAATTGGTGCTACTGGCGCTGATTTATCAATCACAGCAGAAAGAGAGAGAAGAAGCATAGAGGAAGCTCAAAGGTCTATTAGAGAGCAGGCGAAGTATGCGTCAGATAAAGCTAAAAAAAGGGAAAGAAGAAGAGGTGTTGGTAGATTGATAGGTGGCACTCTCGGATTTCTTGCTGGAGGCTCTGCAGGCAAAGCAGTTGGTAGCGCTATCGGTCAAGGTTTAGCTAGCGCTGGACATCATGGAGAAGTTGCTGGAGTTAGAAGTGGACTAGGAGCAGGTATGTTCTTTAGTGGAGCTAGAGAAGATATTTCTGCTTACGAAAGAGATACAAACAGATTTATAAGCGATGCTAATAGAGGATATAAGGCTAAGATATTAACTGATGTTGTTGGGGACTATTTAACTGGAAGAAGAATGGAGCAAGCAGGAATAACAAAAGAAGCTTTTCAGTCAATACCTGGTTTTGCTAGAAGTACAGATGCAGAAGGCAATGTTTTAGGTTTAAGGAGAGGTATCCAATCAGCATTTAAAGCTGAAGGTTCTAGGACTGGAACTACTATTGGGTCATCTTTAGCTAATTTTTTAACTGGCGGAGAAGCGGGAATGCCAGAGACATCTTTATTGGATTTTTTACCAAAAGATGATATTTATACTTATGGCTCAAGGGGTATAGGAAGTGCTATTGGAGACATGGGTGACTTATCAAACTATGGAGTAACAGTAACTGGAATTAGAGGTTGATTATGAGCTTTGAAGAATTATTAAAGAACGCTGGATTGCAACAGTATCAACAGTATTTTGGGACTGGTGAGCAAGTTGCACAAGCTTTTGGCTTTGAAGGTAGTCAAGCAGAGCAGTTTGGCAAATTTTTTCAACCATTTGACCAGCAAAGATTGTTAGATGCGTCTGGTAAAATACAGGAAAGAACAGCTACAAGAACTGGATTTTTGCAAAGTGATTACGAATCTGGCTTTAGAGGTTTAACTAATCAACTTGGCCAAGCTACTAGACAAATTGGTCAAACAGCTGGACAATCTGGTTTCACTAGAGCTGGTGCAACAGCTAAGCAGTATGGCGAAGCCAGAACACGAATCGGTGAAAGCATTGAAGACTTAATGTTGGGTAGGACAAAGGGCATGTATCAAATAGAACAGCAAGCTGGACAAGAAAGAGCTGGCTTAACTTCACTACTTCAGAATTACTTAACTGGAACAATGGGAAGAGGAGAGCAGATTGCAAGGTTAGACCCAATCAAAGCAGGTGCACCTCCTGGCCCTTCAACGAAACAGCAAACAATTCAAAAAGATATTCAAGAAATTTTACAAGCTAATCCAACTATGAGCTATGAACAAGCCTTAGGAATAGCAGAGCAATCAGCGGATAGGCTATAAAGGAGAAGATATGGCAAACGGATTTGATTACGAATCACCTATAAATAGATTATTGAGCGTCACTATACCTCAGTTCTTAGAAGGTCAATTAGATAGACAAGAACAATCTAGGCAATTTGACGAAAAAATGGCATCTGACGCTGAGGCTGGAAATCGAGCACAACAAAGATGGGATCAAGAATTTAAGTTAAAGGAAGATCAAT